GCAAGAACGTGGAGCTGTTCCTGGGAAACTTCGTAAGCCTGCTGGCACGGGAGCGGGTGGGCGCTAAGAAGGCATTCGAGACGCTTCAGCAATGGGAATGCTGGCCGGTGATTCGCGATCACTACGCCTCGAAGGATATGACCGAACGCGACCTGTACAAGCACATAAAGAGCCTGCTTCAAGAGCGGCATGTGAGGTGGGGGCGAGCTGTCTAATGGCGATTCAGCAATTGCCGGACGGTCGTTGGCGGGTCGATGTTGAACCGATCAAGGGCAAGCGCTTCCGCAAGACATTCAAGACTAAGGGCGAGGCCCAGCGCTTCGAGGCAACCTGTCGATCCAAGCTGATCGAAAGCCCGCAGTGGTCACCCAAGCCAAAGGATCGCCGCCGCCTCTCCGAGCTGGTGGATTGCTGGGGTCGCCTGCATGGCGGGTCGCTGGCCGATTACGAAGGTCGTCGCGTCATTCTGGATCGCATGGTTGAACGCCTGCGGAACCCGGTAGCGGTCACGTTCACGGCGACGGACTTCGCGGAATACCGCGCGAAGCGGATCGCGTCAGGCATCAGCCCTAAAACGCTGAACAATGAACTCTCCTACCTGCGTGCGCTGTTCAATGAGCTGCGGCGACTCGGTGAAATCGAGTTCGAGAATCCGCTAAGCCTGCTCCGAGCGATCCGGCTGCAAGAGCGGGAACTGTCGTACCTGAATGCTCAGCAGATCGACCGATTGTTCCAGGTGCTGCGAAGCATGACGCACCCGCATGTCGAGCTGATCGCCATGATCTGTCTGGTGACGGGTTGCCGGTGGGGTGAAGCGCAGGGTCTGACGCTCAGCCGGGTTGGCGACGGGATGCTCCAGTTCGTGAACACGAAGTCGAAGCGGCGTCGCGTGGTGCCGATCGATACAAAGCTGGCCGACCGTATTCGCGATCACCTGCGGGTGCATGGCGCATTCAGCAACTGTCGGGATCGGTTCGATGATGCTGTCTCGCGTGCTGGCCTCGGATTGCCGGCCGGACAAAAGTCGCACGTCCTGCGGCACACCTTCGCCTCCCACTTCATCGCGAACGGTGGCAACATACTGACTCTGCAAAAGATTTTGGGTCATTCGTCCTTGGCGATGACAATGCGCTATGCGCACCTGTCACCCGATCATCTGCAAGACGTGTTAGCGTTTGGGCCTGCTAGGGATTTTCGACACTTCTTCGACACTCCCGCTTCTGAGCCTCAAACGGCGCACGAAAAACCGTTGTAAATCAATAAGGAAGGCAATCGCAGCCGGTGCTGCGGCCGGGCTTCAAACCCGGTTGGGGGCGGCAGCCGTTCCCGGGTGGGTTCGACTCCCACTGCCTTCCGCCAATTCCCCCTCTGAAAGCCCCGAATGACGCGGCCTCCAGCTACTCGACCGGAGCGGCTTCGGCTTGGGTGTCGAAGAAGTGTCGAAAACCCAAGACTTCCGTTTGTTATCGGCAGCATGATGCCTATGATGTCATTACGACATCACTCCATCGTGCAACCAAGAAGGAAGTTCGAATGAAACAGATTTCCGCCGTAATGATTGCCGCTTTGATCGCAATAACTTCGGTCTCAGCCCTCGCGCACAGCGGCGGCACGGACTCGAAAGGTTGCCATCGCAACCACAAAACCGGCGACTACCACTGCCACTAAACGGCCGTACATTCGCCCCGCCACGGCGAGGTTCTACGTTCTGTCGCAAGTTTGTGCAGCGTAGAAGTGGCGAAAACCTCGAATCGGGCCGAGGGTAATCACGTCCTTGAGATAGTCCGGCGCCAGGTGCGCGTAACGCATCGTCATGTTCAGCGAGGCGTGGCCCAGGACCTTTTGCAGCGTGAGGATGTTGCCGCCGTTCATCATGAAATGAGAGGCGAAGGTGTGCCGCAGCACGTGGCTTTTCTGCCCGGCCGGGAGCTTGAGTCCTGACATGTTGACGGCATAGTCGAAGCTGTCGCGGCAGTTGGTGAACAGGCCGTGTTCCTGGAAGTGCTGGTGGATGCGGTCATGCAATGCCTGATCGATCGGCACGGAGCGTCGACGCTTGCCCTTGGTATTCACGAACAGCACGTGCCCGTCTCGCACCCGTTCCGGTCGGAGCGCTTGCGCCTCTCCCCAGCGGCAGCCAGTGGCAAGGCAGATCGTCGCGACCATATAGGTATGCGGCGTCCGGCAATGGTCCTGGATCGCTCGAAACAGCTGGTCAATATGCGCGTCGCTCAGGTACGTCAGTTCGCGTTCCTGGAGCTTGAGCGGCTTTACCGAGGCCAACGGATTTTCATAGTCGATCTCGCCGAGCTGGCGGAGCACGTTGAACACCGAGCACAGGTAGCCGAGCTGGTTGTTCACCGTCTTGCCGCTTGTGCCCGAGGCGAGACGGGCCGCCCGGTAGGCCGTATAGGTCGCGCCGGTCAGTTGGCTGGCTACCGGATTGCCCATTTCGCGGGCCATGCGGTTCAGTACCAGCTCCGTGCGGTGAATGTCGCTCAGCGCATGGCCGTGCAGCAGCCGCCAGCGTCCAATCAGTTCCAGCAGCCTGCGTCGGTCCCTGGGCTTGGGCGTCCAGTCTGGTTTGTCGATCACCTTGGCACGACAGGTCGCCTCAAACCGCTGAGCTTCGCCCTTGGTCTTGAAGGTCTTGCGGAAGCGCTTGCCCTTGATCGGCTCTACATCGACTTTCCAGCGGCCATCGTCGGTTTGCTGGATCGCCATCAGATCGCTCTGCCCCACCTCACGTGCCGTTCTTGCAGCAGATCCTTGATGTGCTTGTAGAGGTCGCGCTCGCTCATATCCTTGGCGGCGTAGTGATCGCGGATGACCGGCCAGCAATCCCATTGCTTCAAGGTCTCGAATGCTTTCTTAGCGCCCACTCGCTCCCGTGCCAGCAGGCTTACGAAGTTTCCCAGGAACAGCTCCACGTTCTTCCCCGAGAAGCCTCGAGAGGTCTTGTAGTAGCGCTTGTACTCGGTTTCATCGACCAGGGAATCGACCGGCAGATCGACCCGCGCGTCATCGCGCATGAGCGTCCAGATCGGATCGAAGTAGCCGGGCCGGGCGAGCAACTTGAACTGGCTCAGGCCATAGCGCCACAGGCCGTCGAGGTGTGCCGAGAAGGCGGCAAAGGAGTCCGTATCGATGGCTTGGCCGGTCTTCACGTCTACCGAGCCGCTGGCGAACTGCTGGATGATCGAATGGTGATAGCGCAGCTCGACGCGCCACACGTCCTGGGCCGGGTTGTAGTTCTCCGGGTCTTTTGCATCGAACGAATCACGCCGACGCCAGACGCTTTCCCAGTAGTCGAGCTTGTCCGTTGCGCGGGCCTGCTCGGTCTTGTTGTAAATGCAGAGCTGGACGCCACCAGCGGAGCCGAACATGGACGTTTCCCCACGACCGTAGACGCTGGACTTCGTCGCCCACTCCACCTGATTGATGCCCGAGATATCCCGGTGTGTTCTGGCCCGGCAATGCAGGCGTGCAACCAGATCCACCGGCGGTTTCCAGCCTTGCAGGTCTAGGGCGAGATGGACAGCGCACTGGTTGCGTTCGCGGTGCGTCATGACGGCGGCGGCGTAGTAGTCCATCCGCTCTTGCAACCGTTCCGGCGACAGCGCGTCGATGGCGTGCGGTGAGACTTCGATTTTCAGATGCGGGCCGATCTGCTCCAACTTGGCGTTGAAGTTCTTGATCAGCAGCACGAACCCGAGATCAGCGTTCTGCAGCTTGTACTGGTAGCCCGAGTCCCGGCCCACTCGCCCCGAGTGCCAGATCTCCCCGGCGACCTCGACCATCGCGCCCGGCTTCTCAAACAGCGCCATGATCTCGGGACGGATCAGCCCGCGGTAAAGCTGGCGGACCGTATCGACGCCGCAACGCAGCAAACGGACCTTGGACAGATCGACGATTGCCGCCGTGCCCGGATCGACGAATAGACGCCCGTTGCGATCTTCACGGGCAAGCATATCGAGACGAAGAAAATCTTTTGGTTTGGCCATTTCGTTCACTTCCTAATGCTGATTAATGCGGTTCTCAACCTTCGTTTATCTGACGTGTTACAGGGACGTCAGCGGGGGCGCCCCCCCCCCCCCCCAAACACCCACCCCCACCACCACCCCACCCAACAAAGG